ACCCTTTGACTGCCTGTTCTATGCGAACTCCGGCAGCAAGGAAGAAATGAAGGTGGAAGCCTTTGGCTGCGCGTTCAAGATTGATGCCCTGTTGGATATCGACCGGAAGGGCGGGGAAAAGCACATGACCAAACTGCCCTTTGACGTGACCAGCCCGGATTTCATCCACATCAACGGCGTCCCGTATCTGGCAGCGTCCGAAACCAAAGATCTGATCTAGGGGCTTGGACATGGCTGATTTTTGCGACAACGGAACCGACATGGAACGGCTGGCGCGGGAAACGGCCATAGCCGAGGCCGGACTGAAGAACACCAGCAGGCCCAGCCGGGAGACGTGCGCCGAATGCGGCAACGTCATCCCGGAGGCCCGTCGACAAGCCATCCCCGGCGTGACGCTGTGCATACAGTGCCAGGCCGAGCAGGAGGAAGAATGATCACCACCGTTGAAATTATCCGTCTCGAAAAAGGCGAAGCCGGAACCTTCGGCGCGCTCAAACTCGACGGCCAGGTCTCTTGCGTGACGCTGGAACCCGAAGACAGGGACAACGCCCAGGGCGTGTCCTGCATCCCGGAAGGCAACTACATTGCCAGGCGCGTGAACTCGCCCAAGTACGGCGACACTTTCGAGATCAAGGACGTACCGGGCCGCTCTCACATCCTGTTTCATGCTGGCAATGTGGAAGGCCACACAAAGGGCTGCGTCCTGCTGGGCCGCAACTTCGGCGCGCTCGGCGATGACCGTGCCGTCCTCAACTCCGGCAAGACCTTCAAGAGCTTCATGCTGGCCCTGTTGAACAACGATTCCTTCCGCGTCCGGATCACTGACGCTTCCGGGGGTGCGTAATGGGATTCCTCTCTGCCATCACCGGCTTTTTCGGCGGCGAAAAAGGCATTGTCGGCACCATCGCCGACACCGTGAAAGACTATTTTCCCCCGTCCATGAGCGACAAGGAAAAGGCGGAAATCACCGCACGGATCCGCGAAGCCGAATTCGAGCGCGAGAAAGCCCTCATGAAACTGGCCGTGGACGCTGACAAGGAAGTCACCCGCCGCGCTGCCCAGCTTGAAGGCACGGCCAAGGACCTGAAGTCGCTGCCCGTGGTCGGTCGGTTCATCATCTTTGCACGGGGCTGCCTGCGTCCGTTCTTCGGGTACTTCACCCTGTTTGTGGATTGGCAGATCTTCAGCAACGCATGGACGGTGAAAATGACCATTCCCACCGGCGAATTCACTGCCGAAGGCATCCTCATCATCGTGCTGAACATTCTTGTCCTGGGCTTCCTGTTCGGGGAACGGACCGTGAAGAACCTCATGCCCCTGTTTACCAAGTTCATGGAGACCAGAGGGAAGTGAGCGCAATGGACCACCAAGATCTGCAGGATCTGCTCGTGCGCATCGATGAACGGGTGAAGGCCATTCAGGACGACATCCGGGAAATCAATCAGGCGCGGCAGTGTACAAGCCATCGAGTAAAAATAAAGACCCTTGAACGCATGGTGTGGGGCTGTCTGGCAGGCGTTGCCGGGCTTGGACTTCGCACAGCAATTGAAATGCTGAAAAACTAATTCACTGGAGGAAATCATGAACCAGCTCATCGTTTTGGAAATCAACGACAAGGAACTGACCTTCGACGTCTCTCTGGAGGCATACAACAAATACATGAACGAGATGCAGCCCACCAACAAAGTGGCACCGTCCCACACGTTCGTCATGCGCACCGTGACAGAGGAGAGCAAGGACGATGTCCGAAATCTGCTCAAGAAGCCGGGCGCGCCTCTCCAGTTGGCTGGCAAGCTCGTCGAGGAATTCACGCCCGACCTGACCATTGTTGTGGGAAAGTCGAAAGAGTCGCCGAGCGAATAGGCGACGACGCCGTGAGCCAGATTCTCGCCCTGCACACGAAATGGATGCCGGGCCAGAAAATGACCACGGAAAGCATGGGCACCGCCCTGTTTTTGGAAAAGGACTTTTGGGAAAAAATGAGCATCGCCGTTACCAACGGCATTGCCAAAGCCATGAAGGGATAGAATGAGCGCAAAGCTGCAGAAGCTCTCCTTTGTTATCGACCTGCTGGACCGGGTGTCCGGTCCGGTGGGCAAGATCCAGAAGAAGCTCAATTTCATGGCGGACGCCTCGCAAAAGGCGTTTACCCAAATCGGCACCGGCGCGGCTGGAATGGGGGCTGCCGGATATGGCTTGCTCAAATTCATCCAGCCAGCCGAAGAAATGCGCCAGGCCGTGGGCGGTGTCGCCTCTCTGGACGTTGACCAGGCCGTATTGAAAGGCCTTTCAGCCAAGGCCCTGCAGTTCTCTATCAAGTATGGACGCGCCGCAGATGGATTCGTCGATTCTTCCTATGACATTCAGTCTGCCATCAACGGGCTGGAAGGTGGCGACCTTTCCATTTTCACCAACGCAGGCAACGTGCTTGCCAGAGCGGTCAAGTCAGACGGCGGAACCATCACCAATTACATGGGCACCATGTACGGCATCTTCCAGGATGAAGCCGAACGCATGGGCAAAGGCAACTGGATCGAACAGTTGACCGGACAGACGGCAACCGCTGTACAGATGTTCAAGACCACCGGCTCCAAATGGGCTGCAGGCTGGACCTCTCTCGGCGCGTCCGCCACATCCGCAGGTATCGGGATAACCGAACAGATGGCCGTGCTTGGCAAGCTCCAGGCCACCATGTCCGGATCCGAAGCCGGAACCAAGTACAAGGCTTTTCTGGCCGGTGCAGGCAAGGCGCAGGACAAGCTCGGTCTTTCCTTTGTTGATTCCAATGGCAACATGCTCGGCATGCTGGACATTCTGGGCAAGCTCCAGGGCAAATTCGGCGACACCATGAGCGTGGCCGAATCCGACATGCTGAAAGAAGCCTTCGGTTCCGATGAAGCCGTCTCCCTTATCAAGCTGCTCATGACTGACACCAACGGCCTTTCCGCCGCCATGGACAAACTCGGCCAGGTCAAGGGCATGGAAAAGGCTGAACAGATGGCCTCGTGCATGGTCACACCTATGCAACGGGCCACCCAGGGCATCAAGGGCATTACCATTGCCCTGGGCAATGGACTGGCTCCGGCCCTGGACCCGATCATCAACGGCTTTGCAGACGCTTCCGCCGTCATGGTCGAATGGATGGGTAAGTACCCGAACCTGACCAGATGGATCGGCTACGGCATCATTGCCATAACCGCTCTGGTCGCCGCCATGGGCGCGCTGGCCGTGGTCGGTGGACTCATGAAACTTTCCATGATTTCCCTGGCCGGTCCCATTGACGGAGCCAAGTGGGCCATGTCCCTGTTTACCAAGGAAGGCATTATCGGCAAGGCGGTGATGCTCGCATTTCAGGGCGTCATGTGGCTGGTTAACGCGGCCATGGCTGCCAACCCTGCGGTTCTCATCACCTTGGCAATCATTGCCCTTGTCGCTGCCATTGGTGCCGCCATCTACTGGTGGGACGATCTGAAAGCCGCATTCATGGACACCTCATGGGGACAGACCATCATGGCCGTTATTGATTGGGTCCTTGGAGGGCTGCAAGCCTTCACCAACCCCATCGGGTTCGTGGTGGACAAATTCAATTCCCTCGCCGCCCATTTCGGATTCGGTTCCGACTCCGAAGCCCCAACGTCCTCGCCTTCACTGGACGCGCCCAGACGGGCCGTGGTGCCTCCGGGCGGTGTCGCCAACCAGATCGCCAAGACCGTGAACGCCAACCGGAGCGAGTCCCGCACTATCGGCAAACAGGAAAACCATTTCCACGGCATGGACCCCATGGCGTGGCAGGAACACCTCGCACTGGAAGGAAGCTAAACCATGGCTGAAGAAAAGTATTTCGACATTCTCATCACGGACGATGACATCACACTGGACGCCGGAGGCATCCCGGAGCGGTGTTCTAACCGCGATTCCATTGGGCAGGACATTGTTCACATGATCCGGGAAACCGGCCTGCTGGTCGAACTGGTGGGCAATCGGGACGAACGGAAGAAAGCCGAGAACGTGGTCAAGCTGACCATGGAAGTGGACAACGACGAGCGCATTGTTCCCGGCTCCTGCGAGGTCCACGAAGTCGAGCTGGGCGTTTTTTACCTGCAGGCCGAAACAGTAGAGTTCGGTCCCATTGAATTTTCCCTGGAGGCCAAATGATAACCCCTGAAGACAAGGCCCTTTTTGAGGACATGCTGCGCGAAGCTGACATGCCTGTTGACGAAACAGACATGGAAGCGCGGTGGCGAAAGATCAACGAAGACGAAGGCAGCCTCATCACCAACGATTCCAAGTGGAGCCCATTCTGGCGACTCATCACGGCCATTGTCACGACCCCGTGCAAGCTGCTCGTGTCCCTGCTGGTCAATACGGCCCTGCCCAACCTGTTTTTGAAATACGCCACCGGGGTGTGGCTCGACGTGTATGCCTGGGGTGTGGATCTCACACGCAAAGCCAGTACCAAAGCCGTGGGCCATATCCCATTTACCCGTGAAACCTCTGCCGGAGAACTCACGGTCATGGCCGGGACGGTCATCGAAAGCCCAAAGCTGGACGGTTACATCTACCGCGTCATCGTCACCCAGGACACCACCTGTCCAGACGGCACTTTGACCTTTGATGTGCCGGTTAAAGCCGAGAAGACCGGCTCCGCCTACAACCTCGGGCCGGGGTATTATTCCATCCTTTCAGCTCCCATTCCCGGCATCGCCTCTGTTGCCAATAGTGCCGACTGGCTGACCATTCCCGGAGCTGACGAGGAAACAAACGAGGAGCTGCGCCTGCGCGGTCGAAACCAATTCAGTGCCGTGGGCCAATATCACCATGACGCGGCCTACACGGCCATCATCGCCGAGTATGCCGGTATCAGGACAGACTATCTTTATTTTGAGCATGACGGGCCACGCGGTCCCGGCTCTGCCAATTGCTTCATCATCATCGACACAGGCGCGCCGCCGCAGGAATTCGTGGACAACATCAACGCCTACGTGCGCGACACGGGCAACCACGGCCATGGCGATGACATGATCTGCTACCCCATGCCGGAGACACCCCACAACCTGGGAGGGACCGTCCACCCAAAACCCAACCTTTCCGAAGAACGAGAGGAGGCTCTGTTGCTGGGCGTCGAAAACTTAACCAGGTGTGCCTTCAGAGAAAACACCGACTTCAAAATGACAAAGACCAAACCACACAGCCGCTTTTCGTTCTCTCAGCTGGACAAGGAACTGCACGCGAACCTACCGGATCTTCTTTCTGTTGAGTTCGACCGGACAACCGACATTGTGTCGGTCATGGACCTGCCCGTCCTAGGCACCCTGACCTTTGCCCTGCCTCCAAAAGAGGAAGAAGCGTAATGGCTGACGAACAGACGACCCCCGAAGTCTCCCTGCCTTTCTGGATGAGTGGGCCGGAACTGGCGAAGCTCGCCAGGGCCGCGCAAAAGTGGTTTTCCCTGCTCATGAGCTGGGCCATCTGGCCTGTCCGGCAAATGGACCCCGACACCTGCACCGAAACGGTCCTGGACCTCATTGCCTGGCAGCGGGATATCCGCCGCTTTGAGGGGGAACCGCTGGCCCTGTATCGCAAGCGCGTGAAGTACGCCTACGCCAATGCACGGGACGCAGGCAGCGTGGCCGGGTTCAAGCGCATCTTTCAACGTCTCGGCGTGGGGTACATCGAAATTGAAGAACGTATGGCAGGGCGGGATTGGGACGTGATTTCCCTGTCTTTGTCCGACTCTCAGCTCGCCGAGAATCAGGATCTCCTGCAGGTGTTGATTCAACATTATGGCCGGACCTGCAGACGATACGAATGGACCATTATCACCCCCCTCTCTCTCTCCATACGGATTGAGGAGTTCAACAACGATTTCCAGACTATCTGCGCATCCGTGCCACCGTTGACCATCGGGCCGCGCTTTGAAGAATTCAACAATGACTCGGCGGTTGTTTCCGCCAAGCTGTAAGGAGCCACTATGAGCAGTGCCATTACCAACGCAGGCGAAGCCCTTATCGCCCTGCACCAGAACCGGGAAACCGGGCTGGTTATCGACAAGTACATCCTCGCCAACATCCCCGGCGTGGATCCGGCTGCAGCCGTGGACCGGACCGAGGGCAAACCCGCAGCCGAAAACATCGTGTATGAATATGCCATCCCGGAGGAAGGCAAAGGGTACATCAACCCGAATCAGGTTGTGTATTCCATGTTGCTCGGCTCCGATATCGGCGATTTCGAGTTCAACTGGCTCGGCCTGTATAGCTCTGCCGACGATACCGTTGTGGCAATCACCTACTGCCCCGCCCTTTCCAAATGGAAGACGGCTCACCCGACCATGGGCAATGCCCTGACCCGCAATTTCATGCTGGAATATTCCGGCCTGCAGGCCACCACGCAGATCACGGTGGAAGCGTCCACCTGGCAGATCGATTTCACGACCAGGCAGAAAGGCATCGATGGGCGCGAACGGCTATCCAACCGCGACATATACGGCGGGGCTTGTTTCTTTGGTGACGGGTATCTGATTGTTAACGAGGAAGGCACCTTCACGCTGCAGCCCGGCACCGGCTACGTGGAAGGAATCCGCATTGACCAGGTCGCCGAACAAAACCTTGCCCCGGCCCTGCCTGCCGAAGTCTTTCTGGACGTGGCCCTGCAACCCCAAGGCTCTGACCGGCTTGCAATTGCCCAGATCGTTTACGCTGATCCGGGAGACTACACGGACGGGACCAACGACACCCACTATGGACAGAAGATCGCCGAGATCGATGCCGTGGGCGTGGTGACGGATTGCAGGCCCAAAACTCTGGGCGGCGAGCTGGGAGGCGTTGTGGCTGACAAGGACCACAGCCACCAGACTGAAGAAATCGAAGATCTCCTGCCCAACGACCATGAATGGGGCAAAAGTCAACGCTACAAACAAAAAACGCTTGCCATCAACGCGGGTGCTGTAACTTGGGATATGGAAGCCAACCCCCATGCCGTTCTGGTTTTAACGGGAAATGTGACGAATTTTACAGTGGGCAACTACAAGGCAGGAGCTACCTATGAGCTGACCATCCTGCAAAACGAAACCGGCAACAAGTCATGCGTGTGGCCCAGCGTTGTCCGCTGGCCCGGTGGCACTGTACTGGATGTGACTCAGGCTCCCAACAGCGAAGATCTGGTCAATTTTTCAGTTCGTGACGCTGACGGCACCCCGGTCTTGCGCGCTTTCGCCGGTCAGGATTTCAAGGCGGTGAGCTAATGCCCGTTTTGCGACACCACACGGTACTCGGCCAAGCCAGTCCTAAAAATTGGTTTGGAGACGAGTCGGACGGCGACATCCGCATCACCTCAGCCGGAGTGCAACAATCGTTTGACGGCGGTGTCACGTGGCAAGCCATCCCCGGATGGACCAAGGTCGGCAACACCATCATGATTCCGTCTGTTCAGGACGGCGATATGGTTGTGGTCAATGCCATCAACCTGATTCTCGACAGCGATTACACCCTTACCGTTGCCAACCGCTGCCGAGGGCTGACGATCTATTGCACCGGCAACGCGACAATCGATGGCACTCTCTCCATGACCGCACGCGGATGTCATGCAAACCCTGCTGACTCAAGCGTTACGTCCGACACCCCGGTCGCTCCAAGCGATGGTAATGCCGTGCCGCCCGGTGGAATCGCCATAAGACGCTTGGCTGAAGGCAATAACGATACGAATATGGACACCGACCTTTTCCAGGGGTGCGGTAACGCCATGGTCAATAATGAAATCAACCAACCTGAAATTGTTGGGAATGGAATTGTAATTTCCGTACCGCGAGTGGGAGGGAAAGGGGCTGTTGGATCCACTGGTTCCGGCACACAGTCGGGAGGGCCAGGCGGAACAGTCACCAACGCCCCTGGTGGAGGGGGGAGCGCGGCAAGATATAATACCACCTCCGCTCCATATGGGGACACGTCCGGCGCAGATGCGACTTGTTTTTCAGGCGGCCCCGGCGGTGGCGGTCAATATATAAACGGTAGTTTCTCAGATAGGTATGCCGAAGCAGGCGCACCCTTTGGTGGTCCCGGTGGTCACGCCGATGACGTTGGTACAGGTGGCAGTAAGTACGGTGGAGGTGGTGCTGGTAATCCCGGAGGACCTGGTCATTTAGCAGACGGCTCTGGCGACACCGGCACAGGTGGTTTCTTATTGCTCATAATTGGAGGGGATCTATCAGGTTCCGGGACTCTCCAAAGTGACGGAAAAAGAGGAGGCTCCTCAACATCTGGCCTTGCAAGTGGTGGAAGCTCAGGCGGTGGGTTCCTTGCCGCTTTGTATGCTGGGACCTATTCCAGCAGTATCAATACCCATGCCAACGGCGGAGTCGCCAAGGATACTGGCGGACGCGGTGGGCATGGCTCTGTTGTTGGACCTTTGAAGATTGACCCTGCATAGGAGTAACTATGATTGAATTTGAATATCCCGGCGGCAATCGCGGCACGGCCCGAGCCTTTGAGTTCCATAACAATGTTTTTCCAGCGTCTTACCTGTTTCGCATGGAAGGTGAAACAGACTCGGCTTGGGCCGACCGGCTGAATGCAGTAGGCGTTTCGATTCTCTTGACCGAGGGAAGTTCCGCCGACCCCAACACCTATGACATTGGCGAACCTGTTTCCAAGTTGCGGGACGGCATTACCGTGGTCAGCTACCCCAATCCAATTCCAAAGGTGCCGGTGTGGCACACGTCTACGCGGGAGCAAATGTACATTCTACCCGACTCCCCCTTGCCTCCCGGTTATACCAATCTGGAACCCGAGGACGGGGAATACTCCCGGTGGACGGGTGAGGCTTGGGAGTACGACATCGAGCGCAAGGGAATTTCAATTCGCGCTGAACGGGACAAGGCCATTGAAGATATTATGTGGCGCATCCAGCGTCACGAATCCGAAACCCGGCTCGGACTGGACCCGACGGACGACATATCAAGCCTGGATAACTACATCCAGCAGTTGCGAGACATGACGAAACAAGCCGGTTTCCCGACAGATGTTGAGTGGCCGGTAGAGCCAGCATAAGCCATGCCCTGGACAAACATATACTTCACCTTTCCCCCGTCCCTGAAGGCGGTCCATGACGGCCTTCAGGACTGCCGGACCGGTGCGCCCGGTGAATTGACCGCCGGGAAAACCCGACTGGCAGGCGTGGCCGGTGCGGTCACACTGAACACCAACCCCGTCATGGGGACGGTGGACAATGTGGCCGAGCTGCGCCAGGCCATGGCCGGGTTGCTCGATGCCGGAGGCCTGTTCACTTGCGTTCATCCCTACATCCACCCGCTGGGCGACCGGCGCGGGGATTATGCGTATCTGACACCGCAACAAGCTGCGGACGGGCTGGCCGTGAAGATAGCCGACCCCATGGACCTGCCGGAAAAAGACACGCTGCAGGGGGTTTTTCTCCTGTTGCGCGGCGTCGAACACGCCGACTTTGCCGACACCCTGCAGGCGTTCAACGCTGTTTTCCCGGTGACGGAATTGGAGCTTGCCCAGCGGCGCGCCGAACAACTGGCGACCTTGGAACATGACAAGATGATCCAGACCACCGGCCCAATATATCCGGCATGGCGTGGGCAGGATCCACGCCGACATGAACGCGCCAACGACATGGACAAAATTCTAGGCGCGCAGGTTGCCCTGGGTGAAGGATACGCCATCGAGGCCGAACGACCGGAAGACGAGCTGGCCGCGCTCATCGACAAAAAGCAGGCCCATGTCGAGCAACTGGAAACAGACTGGACCGCATTGCAGGACGTGATCCAGGGCGGCGCAGGCAAGGGGCTTGTCCTGAACGGCAACAGCGGCAGCATTCACCGGCAACTGGCCAAGCTTCGACCGCCGGTCGAGGGCTACAAGCTGGCCGCCATGTGCGCGTGGGTCGGGACGGCTGAACACATGACCTTTTTCCGGGAGCTGTTAGGCTTATGAGCTTTCTTCGACTGGATCAATATGACGTACCAGGCAAGAGCCTGAAAATAGGTGGGGGCATGGATATTCGTGCCTCGGACGCTTCGGGCGAGACGAGCAGTACCGACGAAGTGGACAAGGGAACCAAGGCCAAGAAGCTGCCGGTGTCTCTGGTCATTCCCTTTGCCGACGAGGCGGACCTGAAACGACTCATCCGCGTGGCCGAGGCCAAGGAAAACGGGACGCGCAAGGTCTACACCATCACCAACCAGACTGCCAACGTGGCAGGCATCCGGCAGGTCCGTTTTGCCGAGAGATTGAGCTGGCAGGAAAAAGACGGGCTGCTCGCATGGGACGTATCCTTCACCCTGAAGGAATACCTGTCCAACCCCGAACGGGTGGAACAGCGGGAGAAAAAGGCCGCGCCCGTGGTTCAGGTAAGCCTGGGCAATAAAACAACCGAAGCAACCCTGCCGACCGGAACCGCCGAAGCCGTGGCCGAGCCTTTGACCGGCTTGGAAAAAGTCCTCAAATTCATGGATGATTTTCTGGCATGAAACTCCGTAAAACCCTTTTCATCAATGACACGCCGGTCAAGCTGGTGGAGGAGGACGTTCTCCTCTCCCTGTATTCCCCTGGGCGCGCCATGTTTCAGGTCCAAAGCCCCGAATCCCTGACCGGCATAGTGCGGCTGGAGGTCGGCTATTCCACCCAGGACCGGGACCAGGTGTATTTCATCGGCGTGATCCGAGCCAGCGAGATCGTGGACGGACAACAGCAACGACTACGCTGCCGGGAACTGACTTCGGCACTGTATGCGCCCCTTCCGGCGGCACTCAGGCACCCTACTTTGCAGGAGGTCACGCAATGGTACACCGACCGGACCGGCCTGCGTTTCGTGGTGCCGGGAAAGCCCTATGCCGAGAAGCGCGTCCCGGCGTTCTATGCTCTGGGCAGCGGCTTCCATGGCGTGGATTCCCTGGGCGCAATCTTTGGAATTGAGAATTTCATCTGGCAACAGCAAGGCGATGGTTCCGTATTCGTCGGCTCATGGCAGGACTCGCGCTGGGCCACCCGGCCCGTGGATCTGGATGAAGGCATATTCAACAAGGTGACAGGCACCGGCGAAAAGAAGTCCGCCGTGCTGCCCCAGCTCCGCCCCGGTGTCCTGCTCAATGGCAGGTACGTGGTGCGCGTCAAACTCAAGGGCCATGAAATGGTGACAAAATGCGAGAAGTCGTTAAAAAGATAATCCTCAAACTCTATCCCGAACTGGATGCAGGGCTGCACCTTCCCCGCTTTGCGCGGGTACTGGCCGTCAATGACGCGCCCATGGATGGCGGCACGTCCGAGCGGTTCCGACCGCGCTACGCCGTAGACCTTGAAATCCTGACCCCGAACGGGGAGCGGGACGAATCTTTCCCGATATATGAGGCCGTGCAATTGCCCGTGCCTATGGGCTGCGGACAGGAGGCCGGGCTGTTCGGCTTCCCGGAGCCGGGCGTCATCGTCGAGATAGGCTTTGCCTATGGTCGGGCCGATCATCCCATCGTGCGCCAGATCTATCCGCAGGGCATGAGCCTGCCCACCATGGACATGGGCCAGCAGCGTTGGCAACAGTCGGCGGCGGTGTTTCAGGACGTGGACAAGGCCGGAAATTGGACGCGCAAAACGGACATGGCCATAACCGACAAATCACTGCGCCGGAACATCGAGGCCGTGGAGAATGAAGAGCAATATTCACGCGACCACCGGACCATCCGCGAGAACAGCGTGGAGGAAATCGGCGGGTTCAAGATTCTGGAAGCACTCGGCGCGCTGCGTCTCCGTTCCGGCGGCTCGGCACACCTGACCGCCGTGGACAACATCAACCTGACCACGGCGCGAGATCTGAACTCCATCACGGCCCAGGACCGCAACCAGATCACAGGCCGGGATATCAAAGCCGAAGTGAAACGACACATCGAGGAGCTAGTGCGCGGCAACCTGACCGAGACGACCCACGGCAGCCGGACCGAAGACGTGGGCGGGGATAGAACGGAATCAACCGGCGGCAACCACACCGCTGACGTGGGCGGCGACTCCACCGAGAACGTGGCAAAAACCAAAACCACAGCGGCCACATTCATCAACATGGAAGCCACCACCTTCCGCATCGGCCAAAGCACCCAGGGCGGCATAAGCCTCCTCCCCCTGCTCACCAGTTTCATGGAAGAAGTCCGGTGCGCCCTCCAGGACTGCGCCGACCACACCCACCCCGCCATTGGCGCAGTCAGCGACCAACAAGGCGAACTGGCCGGGCATTCAAGCAATGTTTCCACCATCAAGGGCAAGCTCAACACGATCAGCGGCTAGACCACGACAAATTTCAGGCTGCACCACAAAGGAAAATAGCCGAGGAGGATACCATCATGAAATAGCCAGCAGAAAACCCATACAAAAAAAGGCAGGGAACCACCCCCGCCTTTTTTTTGCGCCCACAATCCGCCGCCCAAACCAGCCCCGCCAGCTCATCAAAAAAAAAAATAAAACCACCCCATAAAAATCACTCCTCCGCTCCCGCTTTCGAGCTTTTTCGACCGATTTTTGTGCAAGTTTGGATATATGCAAACCACCCCGGAAAAGGTGACGACTGTAGCAGGTTTAAACCATTACCCTTTTTGCACTGATTGCAAGGGAGTGCATATCTACGCCACTTCTCACAGGGCTTAACCTACTGACTAATAATCAGTTCATCACAATGGGAACGCGGGTTCCTACGTTTTTTTGAAAACCGCCGACTTTCAAAACAAGGAAGAATAGCCGCCCTTGCGAGGCTACTTCTTATAGAGGTTTATCCCGCAAACCGCTTAGATTAAAGTCGTATCAGAAGGGTGTTCTCCCTGTTGCACAAATAAGACCTTGCCGGACTTCCGGGGTCCATATTGGGTCCATCCCCCTCGGAAAGCCTTTGTTTAAGCCATCGCGCGTCTAATTCGTAATCAGTAGGTCGTCGGTTCAACTCCGATTCCTGGCTCCAAGGAATGATCAAGCCCCACAGCGAGTTATGTCGCTGTGGGGCTTTTCTTGTGTCATCTAGAGTGGCTCATGACTTATTGTTTTTGGCGTACAGACGGCGGACACTTA